CCCGATAAGCTCATTTGCATATCTTTGATTTCCCTTGCCGTTTTAAGTCCTATTCCCTTAATATGATCGGCAATCATCTGAGCAGTTGCCCCATTAATATTTAAACGGCTGTCGGGTGGAAATACACGGGGTTCTTCTTTTGCTGCTTTATCTTTTACTTGTAAAGTTTTAACTGCTTTTGTAGCTTGCTCATCGGGCTTGAGTTCATTTTTGTATACGGTATAAAGGCGACCGTCCTGATCTTCGACCATAAACCAATCGCCATTATCCCATTCACTTACAACCTTGACTCGTGAACCTGTTTTAACATGTTGGTAAAGCATGAATACCAAGGAATTCTGGTATTAGTCTACCTTACTTATGGACTAACAGTACGATTTGTAAGATAAGCTTCTACATCACTATAGTCAGGTGCATTATCGGGAACGATATAGCACACTTCTACAAGCAAATAGCCTTTCAGTCCAGCTGCATAATCAGCATCAGAGATGTACACACCACCAGAAACAGCAGTCGCATCGCCAGATGACTTTGCATATACCTTAAAGGTAGTAGCAGCAGTTAAAGACTTATAGGCAATACCGCTATCTACCAGCCCAGAAGCAGCATTGATTTGCGCAAGAGCAGAGGTAAATACTGGGAATGAACCAAAGGCTTGTACACCGCCGGAGAAGAAAATCTTACCAGCAGCATCACCAGATGCGGTAGAAGAAAGTACAGCAGCGGCAACTGGTTCGCCAGAAGCAGCTACGGGGCTACTAGAGTTATCACGACCAAAGGCAAGTACATTACCAGTGGAAGCATATACACCAGAAGATACACGATTATCGCCCCAACCAGAAGCAACCGATATGGCTGCACGATACACATAAGCAGCTTGAGTGCTATTACCACTGATTACCATACCGGTAATATCAGTGCGTGTATCATCTTGACGATAGGGAGAAGGGATGATAACACTCATGGCTTGGCCATAAGTAGTAGCATTACCAGAAGTCCAGGTTACAGGAACGTAACCACGTTGCTGGAAAAAACGCCAGCCAGGAAGTGCAAGAACGGACGTAGGGCCGTCCTTAGAGGCATTAGCAGTCGTACCACCAGTGGTGTCGATGTTCTTGTACCAGCCATTCAGGGCTTCCACCCAGTTGCCGGGATAGATCTTTTTAGTAGACAGGTAGGTCATTTATTTCTCCTTGTTGTTTATTTATAGTTATTAAATAGTACCGTCATCTTGGACGAAACTGTAAGAAGTGGTAACAAAATCTTTATTCAAAATTTCAAAACCTGCATACAGTTGCCAAATCAAGATGATAAAACGGCTAAAGTCATCATTATTATTAATGAGAACTTGAGCATTGGGGCCACCAACACCAACACCAACTGCCTGGGGACCAAAGAAGAAACCTTGGGCAACTTCTTGAGTCGAATAGGTAGATGCGTTAAAACTAGCTTGAAGGGTCTTAGTTGGGAAGTTGGTAGATTCATAGAATTTAACACCTTCAAACTGAACACCAGTAGGCATTACAGGTTCGCCAGCAAGGAAATAACCTTGGCCAGCTTGGGGACCTTGGTAGAAGCTGGAGTTGTTCGGCATCATTGGATTGCCACTCATGTACATCCCTTGACCAGGGTTGCCAGAGTAACGAGCAATCTCGCGGAAGTCAGAATCACGACGCAGGTGCATCATGAATGTGGGATCGCAAATACAACGATAAAGACCATCAGAAAAGGTCGGAACGTTACGCTTGCGTAGATCTTTTACAAGATTTAACAGGTCAGTACGAACGTGAAACTGTTGAACTTGATCTCCATATTCATCGGTTGTATAAGAAATGCGTCCGCTAGAATCTTTAGTTTTATTACCAGGGAAGTAATAACCACCTTGAGTGGTAGAAGCTTGTCCATTAGCTTCTGCTTTAGATAGCTCATCAATAAATACACGATCACGCCACCGACGATAATCATCAAGTAGAGTGAGTGAACCAATGGACTGGTGGAACATGTTTAGATTACCAGTATCCAACAACAGACGTTGGGCAGTAATCAGAGTTTCACGAGCAATTTTAAAGGTGCTGGGCTGCGTAGGATCAGTCGGGTCCGCTGGGCCAGTATATTCTTTCAACACAACAAGCACTTTTTCTTTAGTGATGTTGCGGCTATTAGCAGTACCGATAGTCTGATCAGAAATACGCTCACGACTATCTTTAGTGCCAGGGGTACCCCAGAATTTGTAACGGTCTAACTGAACTGTTTGACCCGGTTGACGGGTAAAATCATGAACCACTACGGGTTCTACTGCCATTTCGCAGATGTACGCGGGATGCTTTACTACTACGACTTTCGTCGCCACTAAACTAAATCAACATTTGATTTATGTTGAACATAGTTTGCGTTTGTAGTCTGGAAGATAAATGGATCAAATTTACGTTTGGCTGTTTGTATGTTGGGTACATAAGGTCCAATTAATTTCCAAAGTAATTGAGATGATCTGGTATTAAAGTAAACATCTAAATATTTAGAATTCTTTTGCTGAAGAGTTGTTTCTAATCCAAAATTACTAATCAAAGCTTTTTGAAAAAGAGTTAATTCTTCTAAAGAATGTTTATTTAGATGGATACGTGCCGTTGGTTTACGGTAATAAGTATTTCCTGTTTTATGATCTTTTGTTAATCCACCTCGACAACTGCCTTGATCAATTAACAATACCATTAAACCAATAGGGTGATTAAAATGTTTAATCTTTTTTGTAATTCGTTTTATTCTATTTTTATCATAAAACCAATCACTATAAACTTTTAACCTACCTTTAGAAGAACAAGCATCAAATCCGTATATAAAACCGGATTTACATGATAGATCTTTTGATTCATGGACATTACAGGAAAAACCCAAGTTAGCTCGTATGTAAGCTGCTTTCCATTCAACCCAGTCTTTAGTAGTATTTCTCCACTGCCATTGATGAGTTGGTGATACATGGCAATCTCCTAGAAGAGTACCAATAAGGAAAGATCTTAATTCATTACGAGAACCAGAACGATCCATTTAAACCCTGTACCTTCTCCAACGTTAGTATAACGTTACGGAGTCCGCCGTCCAGGCTCTACACCTTCCTTTAGATAGGATTGGCTCGGTATTCCCTTCATCGGGGTTCACCGAATTTGACGGATATTACCTTATGACTTTCGCCATAAGCGCCCCATTTTATTAAGGCCGGTACAGCTCTGCTCCTAAAATCTTAGGAAAGTCTGTATCAATAAACACTTTAGTCTATCCTCCTTTATAGGATGTGAAGTGAAAGCTTTTTAAAAAGTCTTTCAACTAACAAAATTTTAACAGGCATTAATTTTACGAACCTTAATTTTTAAAGATTTAATAAATACCTGCTGTCCTTGTCGTTAGTTGTTGACGTGCTGCAGGGGAATTACTGGAGTCATAAGATTCTGGATTTATGGTTTGGCCAAAACCAGGAAGACCAAGGGTATTCGCAACATTAGAAACACCACCGCCGATCATCCCACCAAGTCCACCTGCAGCTGTCAGAGCAATCGGAATGCCAGCAGTATTAATAATTGCTTGGCCCCGGCGTGCAGTAGTCTTAAAAGCACTACTTAACTCGGCGGGATTTACACCCGAACGAACAGTTTCATTTAAAAGATCACGAGCAAGCGTGGCACTATAAATTTCAGCAGGTGACATTTGTGCACGTCTGGCAACTGCGCCAGGATTTTGAAGGCTAACCGCTCCGATATTTCTAATTGCAGTAGCGGCTCTTCTGCGTAATCCGGGGATCTGAGTTCCAAGCGCGGCGCCAAGTGCTCCTGCACCTAAAGCCTCCAAACCAAGTCTTCCAGGAGCTTCTTCTTTGGCCTGACCGGAAACAAGGTTACCTACAGTGGCAAGGCCAGCGGCGCCAAGGCCGCCAGCCACTGCAGAAGCCACTGGATTCTTGCTAATTATGTTTACATATTTACCAGCAAGATTTGACATTTTTTACTCCATCACAAACAGTTTGCTTGCGACAACATTAGGTTGAGCTTGGTTGAGAACACGCCATGCATCTTGAGGATTGCGAGACATGACCTCATTAAAACCACCCCAGAAATTTTGAGGTTGTTGCATACCAGCTGCTTCTGGAGGAGCTGGGAAATTACCATAAGCTGGATTTACTTGCTCAGTGCGATAACCAGGGGTTTCCAATTGTTCCTCACTTTCGTAAACAGGGTATGGACCTTCAGGACCAAAGAACTTAAGAGTGTAATCACTCAGTACATCGGGGTTAGTAAGAATTTCGTTATAAGCCAGATTTTCTTGATGTTCACCAACTGCAAAGTTGGCATAGCCATTAAGCAATTCAGTTGCTTTTGTGCCCCAGGCTACGGCATTATCCAACATGCCTTCTAGTTGAAGAGCATAGTTATTTAGTACTGCGGGAGCCTCTACCCCGAACGCGTCGATTACTTGACGGCTTTGTTGGCTCAGATCCAGGTAATCCGCTACTTCCGCCAGTGATGGACTGGAGGAGGTTTGGGAATAGTTGGCTGAGTATTCCTGGTTGGGATACGAGGTCTGCGTCCCCCAGCTGGGCATAGCTTGGCCGTTCTGCGCTTGGCCATAATTGGCTGGTGCGTAGGTTGGCGTCGGTACTGAGGGTTGACCCTGGAACGGGGATTGGACTGGTGCGCTCAGCAGATTGACTACTTTGTTGAACGCTGTTTCCCATGGGTTGCCCTGGGGTACCGCCGGTTGGGATTGGGGGGCGTACTGAGTAGGGCTTGATTGGTAGCTGGTAGCCGCTTGTGTCGGGACCGCTTGAGGGTAGCTGGTTCCCACTTGATAATTGATCGGTCCCTGATATGCTTGGGGTGCCGGGGACACTACGTAGCTGCTTGGAGCTACTGCTGCCGGTACTTGGCTCGTCTGTGGGATCGATTGGACGGTAGCGTCCTGCATAACTCATCTCCTTTTGTAACGCTTCTAGTGTTCGATACAGATAAGGTGTTAAATCCAATCTTGGATCTGCAGCCATTGGTAAATCCGGTGACTGCGGGTGGGGAGTCTGCATCATGCCCCCCACTAGTTTGGCAAATTGAGAGTAAGCACTCTGTAATTCGCCAACCATTCTGAACGGGAACCCCGATAACATCGCGGCCCGCTCCTCATCCGTTTTTGATGGGAAGAGGTATTTCAGTGCTTCAATACTATCAACACCTAATTCTTGGAGGTTACGTACAACAATAGAATTATTTAAAACATCTTGTGTCGAATCTTCATACACTGGCCCCAGCCAACGCCAAAGTATAGTTAAATCACCATCTGGAATAAGACCAATTACCCCTTTAGGAATAAATTGAGTCTCAACACAAGCTTTCATTAACTGTTTTATTTTTTCTTCAAAGCCTTTCATGGCAGCATCATAAAGATCAATTTGTTCTTTAGGTGCGCCAGCTGGAGGTTGGATTGGTTTCTCAATGCCAGTAGCGGCTGCTAAAGTATCACGGAATAAACGCTCTTCTTGGTAAATAATTAACTCAAGGCAACGCGAAACACCATACGTATAGATAGCATTTGCTTTTTTCTTGGACGTTGCCGAGACACGACCAAATAATGACTTGTATTCAGTAGCAGTGACGCCTGCAGAAATTGAAAGTTCATCAACACCACCTAAAGCAGTGCGGATTTCTTCTCGATATTGACGAGCAAACGAATTTTGATCCCCAGTAATGGCATCTGGAACAATATAACCAACTCTATCGTTAGGTTCCAGGTTAGCAATTACCCTAGGAACCCTAATCTGCCCATCTACACCCCTTGAAATTGGATCTGACTTAAATCGAGACTGACTTAAGGCGCCCATTCCAGTAAAACCAGAGTTTGCCGCAATAGACGGGCGTTGTACCACAGAATCAGACCCTGATTCCATAAGATCAGTTTTTGGCCTAGAAGAAAGAAGAGTGGGATTACCAAAAAACTGCACATTTTTACGCATTGTGCGTATCATTTCATCATGAATAA